CTAATGCATTTTTATCTGGAGTAGAAGCATCTCTGGCTTCGTTAAGACCAGTTACATCACGTATCATCTGTAAGTAGTAGTTGTATGTTTGAATAAGACTCTGGATCTTATTACCACCACCACCGTTTTGTATTTGTTGAATAGGTACTTTACCAGGGTTTTGATCTCCTTCAGAAGTGAAACTTCTACCAATAACAGAACCTGTCTGGAAGAACATGTTTAAAGCTTCCTGTGGAGAGTAGTTAGTACCATTACCTAAATCGATCTCTGCTAAACCATCAGCATCTAAGTAGACACCATCTGGAACCATGCGAGATAACACTTGTTGTAGCTTTAAGTGTGTTAGCTGAATCATATCAGCAAACCCAGTTATTCTACCAACTATAGACTCTATCTTACCGTTGTACATTCTAGGTGCAACAATACTATAATTCATTTTTACTTTATCAAAGTTAGATTTAGTTCTGAGCATATTCTCAGCCATCTTCCACTTCAATAATTTATCAGTACCTAATACTAGTACACCTTCGTATAGACACTCCATAACTCTCTCGAGTTTAGAGTAGTTACCATCCATATCCGTAGGTGGGTTGAAAGTATCATCTTTCTCTATAACTTTAGTAGCACCTGAACCAGTTTCTTTAACTTTATAAGTACTATTCTTATGCGTCTTGTAATTAAAGTACAGTACACTAACCTTATTCCTGTCACCACCGTAACCTCCTCTCAAGGAGCTGACTGAGTTCTTAGGGCCTTCAGCGATCTCAGCTATCTCTGATTCACTTAGATTAGGGAATTCTTTAACTAATTCATTTATAGATATATCCTTTACTTCACCTACATAGTATATATCCTCAAAGTAAGGAGAGTCTGTATGTGAGTAAACTAAATTAGCTGGATCTACGTATTGAACTCTAGCACCTTCACTCCAATCGAATGTAGTTTTAACAGCTCCAATACCTATAGTAGCTAAGTCATATAAAGCTCTTCGCTTGATTAAATCAAACTTACTACCTTCCATTAAAACGTTAATAGCTTGCTCTTCAGCTAGTTCGACAGCTTGCTTATAACTAAGTTGCATGTGTAACGCTAGCTCTTCCTCAGAGTCTGGTAATTTATCTTTCTCGTTCTCGTAAATGTCCATGCCAAAACCTTCTTGAACCATGTCATTGTACTCCTTTGATTTTATATCTTTCAATATAGAATCCATATACTTAGTTCTCTTACTGATACCATAGGAATCTTGAGAGAATGCTTTAACGTCATAAGTCCTCTGAGCCATACCGTTAACTACAATATCTACAAATTTAGGTACGATAGGTACAGGTTTCCAATCTAGGTTTAAGTAGCTTAAGTCACCATTTATAGATAACTCATTCTTGTACTTTTGTATAGGTTGTTCACCTCTAGCGTACAACCTTAGATTGTGAAAGTTATTTATATGACCACTATGCTTTGATGTTGCACCAGAAAACCATTCTTGTTCAATAGCTCTAGCTACTTTCAACCCATATTCTTGGGTCATTTTCTCTAAATCACTTACCGCTTGCGATGGGAAGCTCTTTACAACAGACTCTGTCATAATTTATTTTTTAATTATTGTTGAATTAAACCCGGTATTGGTAAACCTAGATATACTTATACCCAACGGTTGTCTTTTAACTTCTTGATTTGGTCTATATAAATGTCTGTTACAAGCCATGATAGCTAACCCCGAACTAATCGATGCATCATACTTGGTTCTCTTGTTTATATCAAACTTACTCCAATCTATTAAGGTATCATTAAAAAACATAGTACCATAAGTACCATCTTCTTGTAAACCTATATGGTCATTGATATGCATCTCTATTGCAGCAGCGTGAGCTTGCTTTATATCTTCACTTGAGTTTGGCATTCCACCAACCTCCTTCTCAGTAACAGATAACTTATTCCAAACCTTATCAGGTCTGTTCATACTAAAACCTCTGTAACCTCTTCTACGTAAGTAGTATAGCAATCTGGGCTTGTTATTCTCTGCTAGTATAGGCATTCCGTAGAATACTAAAGCCATGAGCATATCCTCAAAGAATATCTCAGCAGTAGATGGTCTAGCTACATATTCTAAAAAGAATGTATTAGCTGGTGCATCTTCCATGCTGAACTTAGTTAATCCGTGTAAAGCTCCTTTAGAACCCTTACCATCAACTGTCCCTGAAATATCATAACTATCACAGCCAAAAGCTCCCATGTGCTCGTTACCTGGATACTTAATCCCGTTCTTTAGTATCACATTGTTCTGTAGTGCTCTACTAGGAACCCAACTAACCTTAAACCTACCTTTTGGGTCTGGATTAAAAGTTACTCTAGTATCCTTAACTCCATTCTCCCATTGGAAATTACCAGTGGTAAGTACAGAAGAGTTTTTATTTCCTTCGTTATAATCTATCTGCTCGTATATCTTTATAAGATTAAACAGACTACTTTTTGTTTCATCTCTAAATGCGTGTTCTTCTGTTCTAGGGAACTGACGATAGAATTCATTTAAACCGTCCTGGTCATCTCTAAGACCATCAGCTTCATTGTTCCAATAATCAACAACCCCAATGTCTATTAGTTCACCATGGGGTCCGAAAACATCATTACTTGGACTGTCAAAGACTGGAACTCCGAACTGGTCAATAAATCCTTCATAGTTCCATTCCATTGGGATAAACAAAGAATATAAACCAGACTTTGTTTGTCCATTTCTATTCCTTTTAGTGGCATCCGAGTCTCCATATAGTTTCTTAAAATTATCTCCACCCTTATCTAGAGCATTAGAAGTTGAACCCATCATACACTTACCAACTATCCTACCACCTAATCTTAAACAGGTTTTAGTAACTCTCCAGTTGTTAAGGATATTATCAGGTCTCTCCCATTTACCACTCTCATCATGAACGAGTAAAGCTAACTTTTCCCCATCATAACTGTTATCTCCAGTATTCTTCCAGTCAATCGTAGTATCAAGACCTTCCATACTATCCTCAGCCTCACTTTCTCTCATCTTCCTCCTGGTGAATTTCTTTGCAGGAATACGATAAGCTAACTCTGATTTCGGACGATCCATACCATCTTGAATTGGCTTGAAAAAGAACGGGTAGTTAAGACTTATGGGTACTATTTTATCAGTAAACATCTTCTTAGCATCTCCACCACTTTTGGATAACACTCCAAATCTACTATCACTTGCTAAAGTAGCTAAGTTAACGGTTTCAGCCGAACTCATAAACGAGAAACCTGAACGTCTATTCTTTAGATAACACATCCCGTAGCAGCGTTGATCTGCTTTACAGGCCTCCCAAAATATGAAGAATAATCTATTAGCCTCTCTAAAATCTGGAGCACCAACATCTATCTTACTCCATTGTAGATACATATAGTAACTACCCGGAATCCAAGTTGGGACACCGTTATTTGCAAACCAAAAACCGGCATCCCTTCTCTTAAATTCCTCATCTATATATTTGTAATGAATCTCTTTAAACGCTTTAGGGTAATCGTCCCAATCGAACCTAGTCTTTATCTTATCAAAAGCTTCATTGGTTTTAAATCGTCCCCATCTCTGTTCGTTCTTTTTAGTTGAACAGCTAAAGACTTCACCAGGTATTTTAGGTAGAGCTATCTTCAATCCTTGGATCTCTATAATCTCACCTATCTCCCCTGTTTTAGATACGACTACTATATCACTTTCCTTGTCGTATCCGTACTTCCATTTCTTACCCTTATTCAATCTCTTAATAGTGGTAAGCTTAACTGGTTCTATTACTTTATATAGTGACTGTTCGTACATTACTTGCTCCTCCCTTCTGCAAACCCTCTAAACTTAGGTTTGTCTGAATCCTTACTATGATTATCTAAATCCTTTAGTATCATCTCCTCTTCCTCAATCCTACTTAGTATCTCGAAAGCATCGAAAATAGCAAGCTTCTTAGTGGCTGCAGCATTCTTTAGCTTGTCAGCGGTTAAGTCATCATCAGAATCAACGATAGCTTCTTTAGCTACTTTGATTAATTCTTCAACAGCTTTATGCCCAGCTTGGATTATACTTTTCTTCGTCTCCTCTATATTCATATCTAATAGTAATAAATTTAGTCATAACTCTATATAGCCTTTTGTCACCTATAATGAACTCATACTCAGACACTGGAGTGAAACCAACGAGATCACCTTTCTTATGTGTACCGTCAGTGTATTCCACTATACCAATTAGAGGTCTCTCTGTATCCATGTCAAAACTATCCGTTGACTTTAGTGGCTGTACAAAGCAAAAGCCCTCCATAGCATTCCAATCTTCAGAGTCCACAGGTTTATGTAGGAATATCTGATCACTACTTATAGCATACTCATTATCACTCATGAATGACCTACTGTTCTTCTCTATACCTTTAACATTATACCATCTCCTAAATACATTATGATGAACTACAAGTTTATCACCTTCTTTTATGTTGGTGTTGTTAACCACCGGAACTTTTAATACTACAGCATCTCGGTTTACATATTGGTGGTTGTAGATTTCAGTATTCAAGATAAGGTTCTTGTCACCAACCTTCACGGAATTATTATACCTCTCGCCATCTGGAGAAACTATAAAGTCGAACAGACTCTTCATTAATATTCTAAGTCATACTCGATTGAAATAGCCATG